GACCGTCCTAACCAATTAAAAAAATTCATTAAGCTATCACTTGGTGCGCATCGCAAATCAAATGTGCCTAAGAAGTCTGGTGGCGCGGTCAAAAAATCTAACTCTTGCTGGTAATCATGGCAAAGAACCCATCTTTAGCTATTGGTCGTGGTGAGAAGCTTCCTGCCAAACAAGGTGCTGGTTTGACCGCCAAAGGTCGTGCCAAGTACAACCGTGAGACAGGATCAAATTTAAAGGCTCCACAACCCGAAGGCGGTGCTCGTAGAGACTCGTTTTGTGCGAGGATGGGGCCAGTCGCTGAGAAAAGCGAAAAAGGCAGTAGGTCAAGAGCCTCAATGCAACGGTGGAATTGCCCCGGTTGGTAAACACAGGAGTAAATTATGGAATATAGCCCAGCATCGAAAATTAACAAGTCACCCAAAGAGAAGCGAGCATTGATTGATGCTCCTCCTATGAAGGCTCGTAGCTTGTATGCGAAAAGTTTAGGCAAAAACCTCAAAACTAAAGAAACATATAAGAATGAAGCCAACGAAAAAGCTTATGGCGCTGTAGAAAAAGCACATGGTAAAGACATGAGCGACAAGCTCAGAGCATTCCATAATGCTAACTACAACGACAATGACGGCATGAAAAATGGTGGTTCTGCCAGTAAAAAACATTGCTGGTAAGGAAATAACATGGCATACAGTGGCACAGTCGGTCAAACAGTCATCACGGTTCAAAACCTGATTGACAACGGAGCACGTCGGTGCGGTAAGCTGGCTGAAGAGTTGACCTCTGAGCAGGTTCTGAGCGCAAAACAGTCGTTGTTTTTCGTTCTGAGTAACCTCATCAACCAAGGTATCCAGTATTTCGCCATTAAGAAGCAGGTATACGGGCTTCAGCCGAATCAATATGAGTACTCGCTACCTGTGGGTGGGAATGACGTTTTAAACGCCTTATACCGCTGGATGACGCAACCTACTGGTACGTACACGTCCTCTGCTGGTGGAGTTGTTGCCAATGTCGCGGATCAAGATACAGCAACGTTCTGCCAACAGACTACCCCAAACGGAAACATCGTAGTTAACTACGGTGCTAATCAAGCGCAGTACATCGGTTCTATTGGCATCATGCCCTACGTGGCTGGTGGTGGTAGCGCCACATGGAATTATTCGTTCCAAGCGTCTTCTGACAATGCTACGTGGACGACTTTGTACACTGGTACGAGCGTAGCGGTGACGGATGGACAGTGGATCTGGCAGGACATCGACCCCGGTGCTCAAACCCAGTACTACCGTATCGTCGCTTCTGGCGGTACAACTTTGGCTTTGCGTGAGTGGTATCTTGGAGTTAACTCCACTGAAATCACGATGGCTCGCTTGAATCGCGACGACTACACAAACTTGCCAAACAAGAATTTCACAGCTAATCAGCCATTTCAGTTCTGGTTGAATCGCACAATCCCTCAGGCAACCATCACTTTATGGCCTACCCCACAGAGCGCGTTCTATCAAATGACAGTCTGGTATTCAGCCCAGATTCAAGATGTCGGTGCGTTGAACGGTCAATTGGCTATCCCTGATCGATGGATGTTGGCGATTCAGAGCATGCTAGCTCACCAGATGAGCTTGGAGTTGCCTGCTGTTGATTTGGCAAGAATACAGTATCTTGAAGGTCAAGCTGAGAAGTACTTCATCATGGCGGAGCAAGAAGAGCGCGACAAGTCACCCATCTACTTTGCACCAAATATCGGTGTGTACACGAGGTAAGTTATGCCACGTTTCTTAAACACCGAAGGTAATGCATCGATAGCGATCTTCGTGTGTGATCGTTGCAAGATGAAACGCGCCATTATTGAGGCGATGCCTGACCCCAATTCCCCCGGTCTTAAAGTCTGCCAACAAGGTTGCGCGGACAACAAAGATCCGTACCGTTTGCCTGCTCGCAAAACGGAGAAAATTACATTGCAATATCCTCGTCCTGATGTATCATTGGACAACCTCAGCGGTTCTGAAATCCCGTATGGCGGGTACGTCTTAGAACCCTAATTGGGAGTTGATAAAGGAACAACATGTCAGCAAGCGGTTTTACCCCAATTCAGCTTTATTACAGCACGACCACAAGCAATGCGCCTGTGGCGGGTAACCTCGTTTTAGGCGAGTTAGCGATCAACACCACAGACGGCAAGCTGTACTACAAAAACACAGCAGGTCTGATCAAGGTTCTTGCTGATGGCGCGGTGGCTACGGGTAATTTGCCCGGTGGTGCCACAGGTTCCGTCGTCTATCAGAGTGCAACGGGCGTCACAGCTTATTTGCCTATTGGTAGTGCAAACTCGTTGCTTTACTCAAATGGTACGTTACCTGCGTATGCGTCGATTGGCGCGGCGGGTTCAATCGTTTACTCAACTGGTACAGCACCTACATCACTTGCGATTGGGGCGTTAGACACTGTTCTGACATCGACAGGATCAGCACCTCAGTTTGTGAGCCAAGCAAGTTTGTCAGTCGGTACAGCGGCAACCGCAGGTTTTGCAACTAACGCAGGCGCGGCGACTACGGCAACCACAGCAGGTACATCAACTAATGTGGCTGGTGGTGGTGCAAATCAAATTGTTTATCAATCTGGAGCAAATACCTCTGCATTTGCAATTGCTCCTACTGGTGCTGACGTTGGTAAGGTTCTAAGCTGGAATGGAAGCTCATTCACTTGGGCGGCGGCTCCTGCGGCAACATCTGCAACAAACATTGCTGGTGGTGCTCAGTATCAGATTCCATTCCAAAGCGGTGTTGGTACAACAACGTTCAGTTCAAACTTAACGTTTAATTCAAGCACAAACACAGTTGGAACGACAAACATCACTGCAACTGGTGCAGTGGCTGGAAATACGGTTGCATCAACAACAACGGTCACAGCAGGTACATCGGTCACAGCGACTACGTCAGTAACTGGTGCAACGGTCATTGCTAACAAAGCGATTGCCCCAACAGCAACAACTGGCGCGTACAGCTACGGAACGCTTTCATACACTGACACAAACATTTTTGAGTCAAGCCAAACTTCTGTTGACAGTTATGCACAGAAGATTTTGCAGAACACCAGTAGCGGTACTTCTGCATCAGCAGATTACATTGTTTCCAATAACCTAGGTACAGCGACTACGTACTACGGTAACTTTGGTATGAACAGTTCCACGTTTAGTGGAGTTGGCCCGTTCCAGTTACCAAACGCGGTGTATTTGTTCGCAACAGATTCAGACATTGTTATTGGTACAAAAACAGCACACAGCTTGCGTCTTGTTACGAATGACAATTCAGCAGACTCAATGACAATCAGTTCCAATGGCTCGTTAGCCTTCAATGGAAACTTTGGTGTTGCAGGCAAGGTTCTTAGTTCTAACGGCACCGCAGGTGCTCCAACATGGATAGACGCTGGTGGCGCTCCGTCCTTCTTACTTATCAACGCAGGAGTCAGTTAAATGGCAACGAACGCACAATATACAAAGAACGCCCGACAAGCATCGGTTGCGATCAGCACGGCAAACACAAACCGTGACGGAACAGGAACAATGACCATTGTGTGGACTGCGCCTGCTTTTGTAGACGCAACCAACCCCGGCGGTTCACGCATCGAGCGCATTATCATTCAAGCTACTGGTACAACCACAGCGGGCATGGTGCGTTTGTTTGTAAGCAATGACGCAACGGCTAACAGCGCGGCAAACACGTTCTTGTACGAAGAAGTGCCTGTTACAGCGGCAACACCGTCTAGCACAGTGACGGCGTACAACACAACACTGCAAGCGGTGACCTACCAGACATTGTTCCCAATTATGATTGGCCCCGGATCCACCTTGCGTGTGTCCACAGCCAACGCTGAATCTTTTGTAATCACAGCAATGGGCGGAGACTACTAAAATGGCAAATGGATCTTTTGGATTAAGCGGTGTACCTACCGCACCTAGCACGGTTGGTACAGTTCCCAACAATGCGTTCACACCTGTCACAGTTGCAGTAAACAGTGTTGCTGGTTTTCAATCTGGCGATTTGGTTTACAACATTAACGGCGATATGCAGGCAGTGCCGAACAACTACATCAGCACAGCCACGTTCCCAATCGTAGATAGTTCTGCTGTCAATGTACCAAATGTAAATTTTGGCGAGAGTCAAACCCCTCCTGTTACTGGAGGGTATCAGTACAAAGGAAACAACTCGGCAAAATTAACCAACGGAAACATTGTCATAGTTTATTTGGGAGGACTTGCTTCCAACAACAACCACGTCTACTTCAAAATTATTTCTGAAACAGGAACTGTTGTTGTATCCGACACTTTAATTACATCATCGGCAGGTCTTATTGGGACACGCGGAACCATTACTGTTTGCGGGTTATCCGGTGGTGGATTTGCGGTGGCTTGGATAATAAGTTCAAGTCAGGATGTGGGCTATGCTGTTTATTCCAGCACTGGTACTTTGGTAAAAGCCGCGGCAAGCGCTGGATTTACTACAGCTTCAGCTAGTTCTTGGGTTGGTGCTTATGCTCGTCCAAATGGATCTTTTATTCTTTCTTGTATTGCTAATGGCACTGTAAACATTTACATTAATATTTTTGATGCCACTGGGACTTCTATATTAGGGTGGACAGATTCTGGAAATTCCAATCAAAGCAATATTAATCAATACGAATTTGTAGTAAGGTCTGATAATACTTTTGTTTTGATTTATCCGGGTGCGCCCGGCCTGTACTGGGCTAGATACACCACCACTGGAAGTTTTGCTGGCGGCGGTGTAATTACATCAACCAATCCAACCTCGCTACAGTTTTGGGGTGGTGCATCGTTGTTGACAAACGGAAACATCATTATTACTTGGGGTTCAGCCGGTGGTACTTCTTATTCACAACTTAGCACGTCTAATGTAGCTTCAACTCCAGCGTTGTACACCTCGCTAGGTTCATACACTCAAACTTCTTACTACGCAAGACCAATTGCCTTATCAAGCGGAGGATACTTTGTTGGGTACAGGCCGTCTCTTGCCAGTCCTCAAATACAGTACTCTGACATCCTAAATTACATTTTTGTAAGTTCATCTAATACAATTTTGTCTTCTGCATTGGGTAGTTATGTCTATTCTGTAAGTTCTTTATACAATTGCATTCCTACATTCGTAGAGACAGCAAGTGCAGTAAACGTTATTTATTCCCCCGGAGTTTCTGGTGGCGGCCCAAATACTGGAACACCAAACGTATCAACCCAGATAAATTGGGTCAGGATAAACTCAACTTCTTATGGGGTAATTACTGGAACAGGCGTTGCGACAACTGTTGCAACTTCTAGCGCTCAAGGGGTTAGTGGCTATGCTCGATCTGCGTCAACCCCAACAAGCGCAACCTTTCTTGCGTCAAGTACTGGAAACGTCAGTGCAACATCTACACAAACAACTAATGCGTCTACGCTAGTTGTCCCTCAAAGTATAATATCGAGTGATACAACTGGAACCTACCTCGGGTGGGATGCGGCTTGTTTACCTGACGGCACTACTTTAGTTTTATACGCAATGGCTTTGGGAACTGCGTTAAAGCTTGCAGTTATTTCTCCAGCAGGGTTATTGACAAACACAATAACTTTTAAAACAGACTGTTGGGACAGTACGGGTATGCGGAGTAGTGTAAGAGTAACACCTTTATCCGACGGAAAAATTGTTTGTTCTTATATTGCCGCGTCTGCTCCCCAAGTTTTGCAAATGTTAATTTTGTCTAGCGCATATTCTGTGTTAACAACAGTTACGCAATCTGATTTTAGAAATCAAGTCCAAACAGGATGCAATATTGCGGCGTTGACAAATGCACGATTTGTTTTAGCGTTCACCACACAAAGTACTGGTTACGCTACTACTGTTATCTACAATAGTTCAGGTACTTTGATACAAACCCCCACAGGGCCAACTAATAACAACGCCCAGCAAATTACAGTTTCAGGCATGAGAACAGGGTACTTGCTGAATTATAAGTCTAATACTTCCTACATCAATAAGACTTACATAGAAACTTCAACAAACGTATTTACTAGCACTACTCAGTTTACTCCATACATTGAGTCCGCTAATTTGTTTGGTATGAAGTCGGTGACAGGGCCAAACGGAAATGTTTACGCCCTTGGCCCTACAGGTTCTAATAACAACATTTTGCAAGTTTATAACGGCCCGTTTGTTGATGCAAACAGCGGTGCGGGCTTCAATATAAGTAACGTAGCTAATGGTACTTCTATAGCGGATACATCTGGTGTTGCCCTAGTAGTCACTGGGTATGGTGAACCAGTGACTTTCTCTTGGTGGAACGCAACAACGTTAGTTTATTACTACAACACGTCTGCAATGGGAATTCAGGGAAGCACGTCCGCTCAACTAATTAGTGGATTAAGTTTGCAAGGATCAGTTTCAGGTGCAAAAATGGTGGGAACTGGAACAACGGGACACAATGTTTTGGTGGTTGTTCAAAACGCCGCAGGAGCATTGACGTATTTTATCTTTAACCCCAATGCTTATGTTTATACAAATACTTTAACCTCTGGTGTTACACCGTCATCTCCAGTTGTTTTGTCTCCATCAAATGGTGTTGCTTTGATAGGTGTTTCAACAACATCAGCTACCGCAAACGGAACTGGAACGGTTCAGATTAACGGGTCTGTTCAGTTGAATTCAAGCTATTCGGCAACAACAACAGGTCAAACATTTGACTTTAGAAACCAAGCTACCTTTGGTGCGACTGGGGCTATATCTGGTCGTAACGTAACTTTGATTGGAAATGTGTAATGGCTATCCCAACAATCACAAGCCCAGTAACTAATCCTTATACTGGCACATTTGGTTTCGGAATTATTGTTCCGTTTCCTAGATCAGGAACTTTTACAGTACCTATTGGTGTAACTTCTATACGAGTTCGCTTGTGGGGTGGTGGTGGATCAAACGGTGGAGCCGGAGGCGGTTTTTCTTTAAAAACAATTACTGGATTGATTCCCGGAACTGCTATTGCCGTAACGATTGGCGCAGGTGGTACAACAGCATCAGCTAACGCAACATCAACCTCTTTTGGATCGTTTTGTTCTGCAACAGGGGGCGGTAGTGGTACTAGCTTTGCAACAGTTGGCGCTGGTACTGGCGGTGACATCAACACCAGCGGTGGAGCAGGTGGTGGAAATCAAATCACTGGCGGTGGCGTAGGCGGTCTGTTTGGCAATGGAGGCACTGGTGGAGCGGGTGGAACAAACAGTGGTGTTAGTGGCTACGGTGGAGGCGGTGGAGGTGGTACTACAGCAGGAAACATGGGTGGGTCAGGTTTGTTTGGCGCTGGCGGTGTTTACAGTGCTACTGTTCCTGTTCAACCTCAAGCTGGACTAATTGCCGCTTCAATTGACTATATTGGTACAGGCGGTGGTGGTGCAGGAAACCAAGCAGGGATTAACGGTGGCGGTGGCGGTTATAGTGGAAGCACAGTAAATGGTGGCTTCCCCGGCGGTGGCGCTGGTGGTAACAGCACAATTGGTGGAAACGGTTTCTTGATTGTGGAGTATTGAAATGAAATTTGCACGTTTTAACGGTACAACCGCTTTTGAAGTATTTACACCCCCTGAAGGTTTTACGATCAACGACTGCTTCCACGCAGATTTGGTTGCTCAGTTTGAGTCTGTTGCTGATGAAGTGACAGTCGGTTGGACTAAGCCAGTGGTTGAAGCAACACCTGTGGTCGAGGAGACACCAGTGGTTGAAGAAGCTCCAGCCGATACAACCACTGATACAACTACAGAGTAATGGACAACGTAGAGACAAAACTTGCTGTCCACGAAGCAATCTGCACAGAGCGGTACAACAGTATTGATCGCTCCTTGCGTGATGGGGACAAGCGCATGACGAAGATTGAGTACCTCTTGTATGGGGTGATTGTCTGCGTCCTGTTCGGGCCGGGCGTTGCTGGCGAGCTAGTCAAAAAGATTTTGGGTCTATAGCCATGAAGGACTGGGTCGAAGCGTTTATCGTTGCGGCCTTTGTGACCATCTTAATTGTGTGGGGGACGTTTACACTTGTTTGGATTTGGGGATGACCAAAGAGAAATCCGCGCTAAGTACGGTGCTTAGTTATGTAGACAGCCCGTTTAAACTGTTTGCAATCCTTATCATGGGTGTTGTGGCATTTGTTGGTTATATATTTTGGCAAAACCAATCGTTCTTGATCTCTGCTTATCAAGAGCAAAAGAAGATGCCAAGCATCAACGAGGAGCGAACCGATGATGCGGCTTCCGTATTGTTTAGACAAACAGACGCTAAGTTTGTGGCTATCTTCAAGGTTAATCCAATATTGGGTACTCGAATTCTGTACAGGCTGTATACCAAGGATGGGCGCAGTAAAGAGTTAGAAGGCTTGGATGTTGGGTTGTTTACAGCCAACCACGCAAACAACAATGATGTTGTAAAGCTAATGGCAGGGGATGTCCCTTGCGGTCAGTATCTACGCCCACAGAGTGAATTGGGTATTTGGTACATAGCGCAAGGGGTTGGTTACACTTGCCGAATATCTGTACCCCCAGATCGCAGTCGGTTTATAGGGCAGGTTACAGCGGGGTGGGCGCAACAACCTGACAACTTGGAGCACATCATCTCAATGATGGAGATTTCAGCAACGATGTTAACTAAACGAGGAAACTAATGCTAACCCTTCTCTCAACCCTGATTTCGTTCCTGATGGGCGGCCTGCCCAAGCTTCTGGATTTTTTCCAAGACCGTGCCGACAAACTGCATGAACTGGCGCTGGCTAGGATGCAGATTGAGCGTGAGTTGGAACTACGCAAGGCTGGCTTTGAAGCACAGGAACGAATTGAGAATATCCGTTCAGACCAACTGGCGACAGAGAGCGCGGCTAACACGGCTCAAGTTTTGATCGGAGCACAACAGGCTGAAATGCAAGCCATCTACGCCCACGACTCAAGCCTGAACGAAGGCACTAGCCAGTGGATGAAGAACCTCCGCGCCAGTGTTCGCCCAGTCATTACCTATGGCTTCTTCTTCTTGCTCTTGTTTGTGGATATTGGCTTGTTTGCCTACGGATGGCATCAAGGCGCTACGTTTGTGGAGTTAGCTGAGATGCTGTGGGACTCTGATACCCAAGCCTTGTTTGCCTCAATCATCGCTTTCCACTTTGGTGGTCGGGCGTTTGGTAAATGAACATTTCAGACAAGTGCCTACATATGATCCGCCACCATGAGGGGGTCAGGCAGAATCCGTATAAATGCCCAGCAAAGTTGTGGACTGTGGGCGTTGGGCATGTACTTTTTCCAGAGCAGGGCAAGCTTAAGATAGACCAGCGGGATGCCTTTGTGCCACCGTCAGAGGTTATGCGTAAGTACAGCATGGAGGAGGTCGATGGAATTCTTAGAGCCGATTTGCAACGCTTCGAGCGTGGGGTGCATACTTACTGTCCTGTCAATCTTACACAAGGTATGTTTGATGGCCTTGTTAGCTTTTCTTTTAATGTCGGGCTTGGAACTCTCCAGCGTTCAACGCTTCGTCAAAAATTGCTCAGAGGCGATAAAGAGGGCGCGGCAGAAGAACTCCTGAAATACTGCATGGCTGGGGGCAAAGTCCTGAAAGGTTTACAAAAACGACGTATCGACGAACGGGCGTTGTTTTTATCTTAAAGGCAGACTAAAATGAATAAACCAATTCAGAGAAGATAAAATGGCAACAACTCCATCATGGGTGATGACATACAACTCACTGACGAGTACGGTGCTCCAGTATCTGGAACGCTCTGATGCGGCAGTCGTCAACGCTATCCCCACATTCATCACGCTGTGCGAATTTGAGATCGCTCAGAACATCAAAACATTGGGTCAGATGGAAGTCGTTGACTCCAATATGCAGATTGGCAATCCAGTAATTCCAAAGCCTGCAAGATGGCGCAAAACCACTTCTATGACTTTGTCTGTCAGTGGTCAAAAGCAACCTATGTTGGTTCGCAAGTTGGAGTATCTGAACACTTATGCCCAAGACGTTACATCGACTGGTGTACCCTTGTACTACGCTGACTACGACTACGACCATTGGTTTGTAGCTCCAACACCTAATCAAGCATACGCTTTTGAAGCGTTGTGTTACACCAGATTAGAACCTCTTTCATCGTCAAACCAGACTAACTGGTTGACAATAAATGCTCCGAATGCCATGTTGTTTGGCACGTTGAAGCAAACCGCACCGTTCCTTAAAAACGATGCAAGACTGGCGTTATGGAAGTCAATGTTTGACGAAGCTCTCGCCTCCCTGAAAACTGAAGATACTCTGCGCGTTGCAGACCGTTCAGCCGTTGCTGTGGATAACTGATCATGACTACATATGTAAACCCATTCACAGGACAGACGGTTTCTCCGTCTTCTGTTAGTTACGAATCGCTGTCACTGACAGCAAACACCGAGTTGCAATGGCCTATCAACGGCAATGACAACACGCCTGCTAGTAGCATCATTGACGTTACAGCGACCTCCTCAGGGACTGGTACAGGATGGTTGCTCAAGCTTCCACCTGCTACTCAGGTATCGACTGGTCAATCCATCATTATCAGAAACGTTGGAGCGCAGATATTCACTGTGACTGACAACGGTGGAAACACAATTGTCTCTGTTTCTTCTGGTGTTGCTGACTTTATCTTCTTGACTGACAACACAACAGTTAACGGAATTTGGGCTTCAGTTGTTTTTGGTGCAGGCACATCCTCAGCCAATGCAGGCGCGTTAGCAGGTTATGGTTTGGTAGCGACTGGTTTGACTTTAAATCAAGCTTATAACGTTACAAACTACTATTCATCTGCAACGTTAGGCGCGTCAAATCGAGCACAGTTTAACGTTTGGTCTAGCGGTGTTGGGGCATTTACCCTTCCCTCTGCATCAGCTATTGGAAATAACTGGTTTACCATTATTCGTAATGGTGGTACTGGTGTTTTAACATTGACTCCAACAGGTACAGATACCATCGACGGCAACGTTAACATGCAGTTGCAGTTGACAGAATCTGTGGTGATTGTTTCAAACGGATCTACAGGATTTAATACCTACGCTTATGGGCGATCAAATGCGTTTGCATTTACTCAGTTGGCGCAAGTGGTAACTGGTGGTACTTTGACGCTTTCTTCTGCTCAAGGTGCAAACATCATTCAAGAGTACACAGGTGCTCTTGTCTCTAATCAGATTGTTGTTTTGCCTTCTACGGTTCAACTGTACTCGTTACAAAACAATACAACAGGCGCATATACGCTGACATTTCAAACGTCAGGGATTGGATCAACGGTAAGCGTGGGTCAAGGTCAAACAGCGTTTGTTGTGTGTGATGGTACTAACGTGTACAGCACAACAAGTAACACATCAAGCTCGTTCACGTCCGCGACGTTGGCACCGGGGGCTGTCTCCGCACCATCTTTAAACTTTCAAGGAAACTTAACAACAGGCTTGTACTTGCCTGCATCAAACCAAATTGGTTTTGCTGTTAACGCAACTAACGGAATGACGCTGACAACTACTGGTTTGAATGTTCCTGTTGGTATTTCAGGTGGTACGTTCTAATGACAGCAAAGGTCATTCAACTGCAGGTGAAGGCTGGCATCCAGCGAGATGGAACACAGTTTGCCGCTCAAATTTACAGTGACGGTGAATGGGTTCGTTTTCAAAACGGTTTGCCAAGGAAAATGGGTGGGTATCGAGCTATTTTCTTGGATGGATCAGGGATCTCTCGTGGCATGACCATGACGTCTGAAAACGGGATCAACTACGTTGTGTCTGGATACAACTTAGGTCTTGAGCAGTGGTATACGGACAATGATGATGGCGTGGGGTTTGGCCCCGTACCCTACGTTATGACGGGGGGTGTTGTTGCTGTGACAATTGCTAATGCAGGTACTTTGTATACCAATGGTACATATACTGCAGTTCCATTGACTGGCGGTACTGGATCTAGCGCACAAGCTACAGTTGTGGTTGCTGGAGCATCAATCACCAGTGTGACTATTACCGCCGCTGGTACTGGCTACACCGTGGGTGATATTTTGAGTGCATCGTCCGCATCTATTGGTGGAACTGGATCTGGGTTTTCTTTGTTGTTAACAGGTAATACAGTATTTCTTGGTGGCAACAACACGCTGTGGCAGTTTGATATTGGTTATGACTCAAGTGGTGGCGCAACAAACAATTTGATTGCACACCCAGCGCAGAACTTAAATGCAATTGACTCAACAATTAACACAAAGCCTTTGACTGGGCAGTTCCCCGGTACAGCGCTTTCACCAGTCGGTGTTTTCAGCGTTACAAACTGCTACCTAAACGGCTCAACGATCATCATCAATGGTTCAAACTATTTGGTGGGTAATGGGCAAACGATCTCAGGAACTGGCATCACAAATGGAACGACGATCACCAATACTGACGTCGTTACAAACGTGACACTCACAGGATACATGGCTGGAACAACTTTGACGGTCACGGCGGCTAACGATGGATCATTGGCAGTAGGTCAGACAATCATTGGTGGGTTAGGTGTGGGTGTGTTGCCAAATACGACGATTACAGCGCTTGGAACGGGTATTGGGGGGATTGGTACATACACCATCAATAACTCGCAGACAGTCGGTTCTAGCGGTACTCCTGTGGCTTTCTCAGGTAGCGCAACGACCACCCTAAGGACTTCAGCCTCAATGACGACTGGAGTTGTGACGGTCACGTTTGACAACAACATCTCAGTATCTGGCGGTGTTGTGATGTTGCACCCATATTTGTTTGTATACGGAAACAACGGGCTGATTCAGAACTCAGCCGCTGGGGACTTTGCAAATTGGGTGTCTGCTGACGCTAACGCCAACAACGTTGCTACTGGCAAGATCGTCAAGGGGTTACCACTGCGTGGCGGTACAACCTCACCTGCAGGGTTGTTCTGGTCACTAGATTCAATTATTCGCGTGACGTACACCCCAAGCACCGTAAACGGAATTAACTTCTATTGGAAGTATGATTTGATCACCTGCCAAACCTCCATCATGTCAAGCCAGTGCGTGATCGAGTATGACGGTATCTTCTATTGGTGCGGTGTTGATCGTTTCTTGTCTTATAACGGTGTTGTTCAAGAGATACCAAACACGGCAAATCAGAACTATTTCTTTGACAATTTGAACTACGCACAGCGCCAAAAGGTGTGGTGTACAAAAGTTCCTCGTTGGGGCGAAATCTGGTGGTTCTATCCTCGTGGTGACGCTACAGAGTGTACTGATGCGGTCATTTATAACGTGCGAGAAAAGATCTGGTACGACGCTGGTGAGGCGGATGGTGCTCGACGATCTGCTGGTACGTTCTCAGAGGTGTTTCGTAAACCTATTTGGGGCGGTACTGGAGTTAACTCCACTGGCGGGTATACCTTGTGGCAACACGAGACAGGTACGGACGAGATCTACACGACTACGGTGAACGCTGTTCGTTCGTCATTTACTACGAATAACTTGGGATGGGTCACTGGTGGGCCGGGTAATCCTCAACTCTCAGGCGACAACCGTTGGTTGCGTATAGAGCGTGTCGAGCCTGACTTTGTGCAAACTGGTGATATGAACTTGTATGTGACGGGTCAAGGTTACGCTGACGACTCAGAGCAAGTATCTGAACCCTATGTTTTTGACAAGACAACGCTTAAAATTGACATGCGTGAGCAACGTCGTTTGTTGCGTTTGAAGTTTGAGTCAAATACATTCAATGGTGACTACTACATGGGTAAAGTTCTTCTCAGTGCCGATCAAGGCGACGAACGTTCTACAGGTAACCCATAATGGTTACCTACGACCCTCGCAACATGGAATGGGACTTGTACTGCAGTCTGATGGCGGAGTTGTTTTCGTCTAACGACATTGGTACAGTCCCAGAAGAGAGATGGCGCGATTGGGTCGATGGTATTAACGGTATTGGACTATTTGGGCAATCAGCTATTCCTGATCAGCGCACATGTGAGACGTGGCAAGACTGGGCAGAACAAATGGTTGGCATCATGAGCTTGGCAGGATAAAAATGGCATTAAAAGATAGTAATACGTCAAATCTTGTTGAAGACACTGATGCTTCAGTAGTTGCTCCGTTGTCCGCCGCTGACGCACAAAAATTGATTGAAGCTCAGTACGCAACAATTGGACGAACAGGTGTCGGAACAGGCGCAAATCAAATTGACGAAACTGGGTTAAGAAATTGGACTAATGCTCTGGTAAGCGGTGAGTTTAAGCCCGAAGACCTTGGCTCTCGTTTTGGTACGGCAGTTACCGACTACATGGCGCAGAACCCAGATGATCAATACACCCAGTACGTTAAAAACTACAGGGCTGGTTTAGATAGTGCAGATACAGGCAATTCTAATGTTGCGACCACCGTTGTGGGGGGGTTGACTGGTGCAACTGCTGATAATGCTGATACAGCCAATACTGGCGCTATTACTAATGCAACTTCTGATGTAACGGGTTTGACAACAGGTAATGTGGCAGATGCAGGGACTCTGACAACGTTAGCTAAAAACGATGCAAGCACGGTTGCCACAGTACCAGACTACACAGCCATCAACAATCTTTACCAAACTGAGCTTGGTCGCGAAGGCGAGCAAAAAGGTTTAGAAGACTGGTACAAACAGTTTGGTAACGAAATTGATGACACTGAACGTGCTCAATTTAAAACTGCGGCTCAAGCTGAACTGGATAGTCGAACTCAAGATTTGTACAGCGAATTTATGGGTTCGGGAAGAATTGCAGAAAAAGAAGGTTTGGATTACTGGAGGGGGCGTTTTGGTAACGAAATTGACGCTTCTGAAAAAGAGGAGTTCCGTCAAGCCGCCGCCGCAGAATTGTCTGGTGCGTTTGGCAAGGATGGTCTTGATGCGCTGGCTGGTTTTAAGTACGCCAGAGACTTAGGCGTTAACGATGCTGGCTTGAAATCAACTCTCGGTGAAGATCTATACAACCAGTACCAAAACCGACTAAAGAGCACCGCAACTACAAGCATCAACGACATTGTTGCAGACAACTCTGCAACGTTTGAAGAGTCGCAAAAAGTTGCCAATTTTGCCCGTGCTTTGGGCTATGACTCGCAACAACTTGCTGACTTGACTGGTAAAGACAAGGCTCTGTTTGACACCATCCTGACAAACTATGACACCAATCGCACCAAGATTATTAACGATACCCTCACAGGCGCAAAAGTCTTAACAGACGCTGACAGGGTGATTGCTAGTTACGCTTTAGAGAAACAGTTTGGCTTTACTGATGATGATATTGCAAAAGCTACTGGCGTTGATGTCAACGTTATCAAGAGTAGCCTAAACCCCGTAAGAAACTTTGAGACAGACTTCTCAAAAATTGCCAACGACACGGACTCAACCACACAACAGCTCAAAGATTTTGTAACTAACGCAAAATCAAATACAGCAGTTAATAAGCTGTATGGCGAAGCTCTGACTGGGTACGAAAACAAGATTGCCGAGCTTGAGCAAAAGTGGAGCAGGTACGGGTCTGACGCTATACAGTCAGAAAATCTGTTTCAACAACTAAACGCGCAGAAGAACGCACTTGGCGGTCAGTACTTCCAAGGTGTGTTTGGTGACTTAGAAAATTCCGCCGCTTTACTTGTTAAAAAAGGTTTAGACACTGTTGGCGACCTTGGTCAAAAAGACAAGTTCGTAACAGCAGGAGCAATTGAAGTCCTTACCACGGCTGATGGTCAACGAGTTCTTAAGCAAGGCGATGAATACCTTTTGCCAATAACGGACTCAGAAGGCTCCATCACCTCGTATGAAAAGGTTGATCCTTCCAAAGTTACAAAAAAATATTTTAAGTCTGAAGACAATGGCGATGGTAGTGCTGTCGTTAGTCCGCTTTCAGAAAAAGAATTGGCAACACTTAAAGATGGAAAATTCCAACAGAAAATTGGTAGCGTTGTTATTGACAAGGACACTGGTACAGAGATTACTGACCTTACAGGACAGCTTGCTTTTCAAAAGAGCGGGGGCGTTTTCACTGGTAAAAACCATTGGTTAAATGCTAAGTTCACAGCAGACGGTACGCCATACCTCACGGCAACTACAGAAAAAACGGGAATCAATGCATTTGTAAGCGAGATGGGGCCAATGGTCATCTCGATTGCGGCGATGATCCCCGGCCCGCACCAGCCCTTTGCAATGGCGGCAAATGCGGCGATAGCGTTGGAGCAGAAGAACTACCTTGGTGCTGTGCTGAGTGGATTAAATGCCTACGGTACTTTTACTGGAAACGAGTTGGCGACGTTGAAAGCGGCGGAAGCCTCTGGGGACATCATCAATACCTCGCGAGTTCTTGATCTGCAAAACACGGCATCAAACATCAAACTGGCGCAGACCGCTGTTTCTGGGTTTGCCGCTCTTCAAGCTGACAACATTGCTGGTGTTATTAACTCAAGTTTGTCGGCATACGGTCAGACTGGTGGGACACTTCCATCAGGTGTTACAACAGCTATGCAAGCTGGATCTTTTGTAGCCGCACTCGATGCCAACAATATGTCTGCCGCTATGGTTTCGCTTGGCGACTTGACTGGCAGTAAAGACATGTACGTTGCGGCTTCTGCAAAGAATTTGATTGATGCGTTCAAAAGCGGTAACGAAGCAAACATTGTAAAAGCTGGCATAGCGTTTGGTAATGCTTTTCAAACATCTGGTCAACAAAGTAAGACCGATAACAACACCTCAACTGTTTCAAAAACAGCACCATTGTCTCAAGAAGACATTGATATGTTGACGCCTGAACAGTTGGCTATTTATCAAGCTAGTGGATCACAAGGTTTAATTAACTACAACCGCGAACAAAAAGCCTTAAGACTTTCTGGATCAACAAATACATCAAATACGGCTGAGACAGGTGCAACTAGAAGTTTGACTGGAACGTCAACAGCAGATACAGATTTTGTGAATTCTGAGTTTGCTCGTCTCACGGGACTAGGGTATACAAAAGATCAAATTTCAAATTACTTTGACAGGCTAGATGCATTGACATCTAACTTTGATATTGATGATTCCACAGTTATTGCTGGTGGGGATGGTGCTGACGCAGATACTGTGACTGTTACAGGTAAAAATGTTAACAATACAGTGAGTGGACTTGATTCTGTTTCAGACTCAAACGCAACTGACTTAGGTACGGTGAAGGTTGTTGGAAATAGACCAACAGATTTTGGTAATGTAGAAATTGTTGGTGATCTTCCAAAAAATGTTGATACTACGGTTATTCAAAACGACGATGACACAACTACAACCATTGTTGTTACTGATAAAGGCGAAGTAAAAACACACGACTGCGCGTCTGGTTACCGCTGGGATGAGGCGACTCAAGCTTGCGTTGCTGATGCCAAAGTAGTAATTCCAAAGGTCAACATACCTGTAGTCAACACACCTACGGTAAAGACGCCAGTTGCAATGACGTCGCCATTGAGCGGTGTAGGCACCCCTCCACCTGTTTTGGATACTTCTGAAAGAATGCTTAAGGGTGCTCCTGCACAAAAACGTATGGAACTAGCAAAACTTCGTCAACTGTTTGCATCTTTGACGCCTGAGATGGCGGCGGTCTTGTCTGATCGTGGCTTTGAACCACCAAAATTCAAAGAAGACAAATTAGAAGAAGCCCCATCTGCAAAAGCAGAAACATCCGTTTTTGGCAATTTGTCTGATGAACTGTATAAGCCTACATTCATGGCAACTGGTGGTAGTGTTTTGGAATCCATGAAACCTAAGTTTATTGAGCACCCGAAACACATCTCCGCCGCCCCTGTTGTCGGAACTGGCGGTGTTGACTCGCCCTTAAAACTAGCCACCCTCAAACACCTTTACCAAAGCGTTGGAAGACCTATGAAAGCGCTCGGAGGTCTTGCCCAAGGGGGATTGCCCCAGAAGTACGCAAAAGCCGCTCCAAAGGGGCATAAACCAGAATTCATCACTGGATTGACTGGTTACTACGCTACAGGTAAGGGTACTGGTCAGTCTGACGACATTCCAGCGATGCTCCACGACGGTGACTATGTGATTGATGCTGATGCGGTAGCCGCCCTCGGAGACGGCTCAAGCAAGGCAGGTGCTGAGGCTTTGTCAGAGTTTCAGTCAAAAGTCCCTCACTCAATGTCTACAGGCGGTCAGGCTGTCCCTGCAAAGATCGCTGACGGTGAATACGTATTCCCTGAAGCATTTGTGTCTGCCATTGGTGGCGGAGACAACAAATTGGGTGCAAAACGACTTGATGCGATGCGTGAAGAGTTAAGAGCGCACAAAAGATCTGCTCCTACTAGTAAAATACCTCCAAAGGCGAAAAGTCCTCTGGACTACCTCAGAATGGCGAAAGGCTAATTATGGCAAACCTACTGCAAAGTTCACAAACGGCGGCAACACTAGCGCCAACGTTTTACACCGACTATTTAAGCAATCTTGCTACGCAGGGATCCAACGCGGCTGGTGTGGGGGCGGGTGCCGCACCTCTGGCAACTGCTAAATTTGTTGACGCAGATAAACTCCAGACGGGTGCGTTTAATGACGTTACCACAGCAGGTTCTGCCTACGAACCAACATTGACAGATGCTGGAACAACGCTTGAAAGCGCTGTTGATGCAAGTAGCCCTCTGTCCGCCGCTAGCTCATACTTAACGAGCGCAGGAACAAACCCCGCTACAGCCGCCACTGGATACATGAATCCATACACGACCAGTGTTGTCAACCAGATCGGAAATCTTGGTCAACGAAACATCATGCAAAACCTTGCACCTCAGGCGACTGCAGGTGCGGTAGGTTCTGGTCAATTTGGATCTAAGCGTGGTGCAGAGGTTTTAGGTCAG